TTTGGACCCGATTAGCCACAGGGATCACTACGAAAGGAGGCTAGATGCCCGTCAAGCGTAAGCAGCAAGGGGAACCGGGGAAGAAGAAGGCTCCGAAGGCCACGTCCTCACGGCGGGCCAAGAAGCCTCAGGACCCCAAGTCCGATGAACCACAGGTCGGGCGACCGACACAGTACACGCCGGAGGTCATGGCTCTCGTCACTGAACTCTGCGAGGGCGGTGCCACGATCCGCGACCTCTCGAACGCTCTCTCGGTCTCACTGCCGCAGATCTACCGGTGGGCGCACAAGTATCCCGAGTTCCGAGAAGTTCTCACACAGGGACGCACCAAGTTCGACCAACGAGCCGAGGACTCTCTCGCCCTCCGCGCACTAGGTTATGAGTACGAGGAGACCGAGGAAGTCACGGAGATCGGACCTGACGGAGCCCGCCACAAGACGGTGGTCCGCAAGAAGCACGTGGTCCCGGATGTCAAGGCCGCAGAGCTCTGGCTGATCAACCGGCAGCCGGCGAAGTGGAGACGTGACCCCAAGTCCGACGAGAGCACCAAGTCCCGCGACAACATCATCCACTGGCTCGAGTCCGTGGGTGTCGCCGATGACCAGATCGAGGACCTGTTCGCAGAGGAGGACGATGATGGAGATAACGTGTGATGAGTGTGGCACGGTCTTCGGTCTCACCAACCTCGAGAAGCTCGATCTCGGGACCGTCGAGGTGCATGCCTTCCGCTGCCCCGGCTGTGAGACCCTGTACCCGTCCGCTGCGTACAACGACGAGATACGGGCTCGGCTCGACAGGATGAGGCAGATGGCGGACCTCGGACTCCGCAAGCAGCACAACGACCTGCTCCACCTCAACCGCACAGAGATGCGGGAGCTGATCAACCAGCACAGAGGCGACCTGGAGCTGCACGGGAAGGTCCACTAGCGTGTTCATCTTCCAACCCTTCAGCCGCAAGCAGAAGCGGTTGATGTACTGGTGGAAGGGGAAGAGCCCCCACCGGGACTGTGACATGGTCATCGCCGACGGGGCTATCCGGTCAGGGAAGACCGTGGCCATGGTCTGCGGGTTCCTGCAGTGGTCACAGGAGTGCTTCGACGGCCGCCAGTTCATCATAGCTGGCAAGTCCATCGGGGCGCTCAAGAGGAACGTCGTGACCCCCATGCTCCAGATCCTGGAGACGTGGGGATGGGACTACAACTTCAACCGCTCTGAGAACTTCATCGACATCGGCACGAACAGGTACTACCTCTTCGGTGCCAACAACGAGGCATCACAGGACATCATCCAGGGAATGACCGCGGCCGGTGCTCTGGCAGACGATGCGGCCCTCTTCCCTCAGTCGTTCATCGACCAGATGATCGGCCGGTGTTCGATAGAAGGAGCGAAGGTCTGGCTCAACTGCAACCCCCGCGGCCCGTTCCACTACCTGAAGACGCTGTTCATCGACAAGGCCAAGAAGAAGCACATCTACTACCTGCACTTCACGATGGACGACAACCTGAGCCTGAGCGACTCGATCAAGGAACGGTACCGGAGGATGTTCTCCGGGGTCTTCTTCAAGCGGTACATCCTTGGTCTGTGGGTCAGGGCAGAGGGCGTCATCTACGACATGTTCAACGAGAAGAAGCACGTCAAGACGGTGGACCCCAAGACGCTGTCTGACTTCTGGGTCACCGTCGACTACGGGACTCAGAACCCCACCGTCTTCCTGCTGTGGGGGAGGGACTCCGCCGGCCGGTGGTGGTGCTTCAAGGAGTACTACCACGACGGTCGCAGCAGCGGCAAGCAGAAGACCGACGAGGAGTACTACGAGGACCTGGTCAAGTTCGTCGACAACCTACCTGTCAACCGGATCGTCGTGGACCCCTCAGCAGCCTCGTTCATCGCCACCATCAAGAAGCACAACAGGTACTCGGTCAGGAAGGCCCGCAACGCCGTCCTGGACGGTATCCGGAGGACAGGGACCGCACTCACATCTCTGCTCATCGGCTTCGACGAGTCCTGCACCCGCTGCATTCAAGAGATGTACGCTTACGTCTGGGATGACAAGGCGGTAGAGCGGGGAGAAGATGCACCACTCAAGCAGGATGACCACTGCCTCGATGCAGTGAGGTACTTCGTGAACACCGTCATCGCCAAGTCCGGGGTCTCAGTCCTTACCTAGAGGGAGGTACAGTGGGAATCGTAGAAGACACCAAGGCCATGTTCGACGCCACGACCATGACCCCTGCCCAGATCGTGGCGGGACTCATCGAGGAGTTCAAGTCCTCTCTGGCGTACAAGGACATGGTACAGGGTAAGGCCTACTACGACAACGACAACGACATCCGTCGTCGGGTCATCTACCGCTACGAGAACGACGTGAAGGTACCCGACGACGATGCGACGAACAACCGCATTTCTCACCCGTTCATGAAGAACGCGGTCGATGAGAAGGTCTCGTACCTCCTCGGCAACCCCGTCACCTTCAACACAGACGAGGAAGGTGAGGAGCAGCCCCTCCAAGAGATCGTCAACCGGGTCCTGGACGAGGACTTCGACGATGCTCTCATCGACTACGCCAGGGAGGCCTCGAACGGAGGCATCGCTTGGCTCCATGGGTTCATCGACACCGACGAGGCCGGCGAGCCCATCCTCCAGTGGGAACCGATAGAGTGTGATCAGGTCATCCCACTGTGGAGTGACGCTGCCCACCGCAAGCTCGAGGCGATCGTCCGCTTCTACTACGTCGAGGAGTATGTCGGCGAGGAGAAGAAGCTCGTCATGCGAGCAGAGCTGTGGGACCGCATGACGGTGCAGCACTTCATCGAGTACGATGGGGCTCTGGTCGAGGACGTCGAGAAGAACCCCGACGGCCCTGTGGGCCACTACGCCAAGGTGGAGGGTGAGACCTCCGAGGAGTATGGCTGGGGGATCGTTCCATTCATCCCTCTCCGCAACAACTCGAAGGAGCGACCCGATCTCCGGTCGGTCAAGCCGATCGTCGATGCCTACGACAAGGTGGTCTCGAACAACGACAACATGCTCGAGGAGGTACAGGCGTTCGTCTACGTCCTGAAGAACTACCCCGGCACCTCGTTGACCGAGTTCGTCACCAACCTGAGACGGTATAGGGCGATCAAGGTCGACGAAGACGGTGGAGTGGACAAGGTACAGGCGGACCTGACCCCTGAGGCCGTAGAGGCCCACCTGGACCGCCTGAAGAGCGACTTCTACCAGTTCGGCCAGTCCGTGGACATGGGCATCGACAAGATGGGGGCTGCCCCGTCTGGTGTGGCCCTCGAGTTCCTGTACTCGGGACTCAAGCTGAAGGCCTCAGACCTCGAGAGGAAGCTGCGACGGTCCCTCAAGCAGGTCCTCTACATGGTCGGCCAGTTCTTGGAGATCACGGGACAGGGTAAGTACGACATGAGCCGGGTGGACATCACCTTCACCCGCTCCACGATCACCAACAGCCTTGAGACGGCGCAGACCTTGGTCGAACTCGACGCCACCCACTCCCGCAGGACCGTACTCGCCAACAGCCCGTACGTCGATGATGTGGAGGAGGAGCTCGGGTACATCGACGAGGAAGGGTCTGTCGACTCCCTGAGCTTCAACTTCGAGCCGGGGGACAACACCGACTCGAGGGTAGACGATGAGTAACGAGTACCTCACCAAGCGCCTGCTCCAGTACCAGGGGTCGCTCTTCTCCTCCATGGACAAGAAGACCCTGGCACTGATCAAGCGCTACGAGGTCATCCACAAAGAGCTCACCACTGAACTGGCGAGTCTGTACGCCAAGCACGGTGTAGATGGGGCGCTGCCCCTGACCGAGCTGCATAAGTACGGGAGGCTCAAGACCCTCGACGCTCAGCTCGTCAATGTAGGTCGGAGCTTGGGTGCTGCTGAGGCTGCGTTCCTGTCCTCAGAACTGCCCGAGCTCTATCAGGCCTCCCGCATCGCTGTGGGTCAGGTCCTCGGGGTGGAGTTCACTCGACTGCCCGCGGCCAGGATCAACAAACTGATGGAGTACCCGTGGTCGGGGGCTAACTTCTCCGACAGGATATGGGACAACAAACGGCTCCTCGTCAAGGGGCTTCGGGAAGAGATCATCAGAGGCTCTGTAAGGGGCAGCTCGTTCCGTACTGTGACCGAACGCCTTGGACACCGTTTGCAGGGCTCAGCGGCAGCCACACGCCGCCTGGTACGTACCGAATCGATGTTCTTCATCAACCGCTCCCAGCTCGACACCTTCCAAGAGCAGGGAGTCGAGCGGTTGGAGTTCATAGCCGCATACGACGACCGCACCTGTGAGGACTGTGGAGATCTCGACGGACAGATCTTTGAGCTAGGGAGGGAGGAGCAGTTGCCACTACACCCCAACTGCCGGTGCACCTATGCTCCGGTGACCGACTCTACATGGAAGGGAGGAACGAACAATGCAAGTATCCAAGCAGCTATTGACGGCGGGGATGACGAACCACCCGAATAGGAGGATGAACCCCACCGGCATCACGTACCACGAGACCGGCAACACCTCAGTCGGTGCGGACGCCAAGGCCCATGCCAACTACATCAGCGGCGGGTCTGGAGGCCGCAAGGTCTCGTGGCACTACTCGGTGGATGATGGGGACATCGTCTACCAGCACCTCGAGGAAGATCAGGTCGCCTATCACACGGGCACTGCCGCGGGCAACAACACCCAGATCGGCATTGAGATCTGCGTCAACCAAGGCATCGACACGGTGAGAGCTCGCCGGAACGCTGCCAGACTCGGGGCGCAGATCCTGCATCGTCGGGGATGGGGCATCAACCAGGTGACCACCCACAAGCGATGGAGCGGGAAGAACTGCCCCCGCACCCTCCTGCCGCACTGGGCGTCATTCATCCGCATGATCGAGCAGGAGTTGGCAGCTCTCAGGGGTACGGCAGCGAAGCCGGCTCCGGTGGTCATTCCTGCTCCCCCGACCGCCACTCCCCTGCTCCGAGCCGGAGCCCAGGGGGAAGCCGTCAAGCGGATGCAGCTCCAACTCATCCGGCACGGGCATCGGCTGACCAAGTTCGGGGCAGACGGTCACTTCGGTGACGAGACCCTCCGAGCCGTCAGGGCCTTCCAAGGCTCGAGGAAGCTGGTCGTGGATGGGATCGTGGGACCTGCTACATGGGCTGCCCTGAACTCGGCCGCTCCGGCTCCCGCTCCCCCGTCCAACAACAAGCAGCGACCGACGATCCGCCGGAATGCCCGAGGGGCAGACGTCAAGTACCTCCAGACGCGGCTCCTGTACCACGGGGAGCAGCTTCCCAAGTTCGGGGTAGACAGCCACTTCGGCGCAGAGACCGAGGCGGCTGTGAAGCGGTTCCAACGCCGCAAGAAGATCGGGGTCGATGGTATCGTCGGCCCGCAGACATGGCAGCGCATCGACGCGTCCAAGTAGAGGGAGGTATGAATGGCTAAGTACAGATTCACCTACGACACGGACACCGACCAGGTGACCGTGGGCGTCATCGGCAACATAGTGACCGACAGCGAGGGTGAGGCGGCGCTCCTCAGGCCCCGAACCCCGGCGACCAAGTTGTCCCCGACGGTGGGGCCGGCGATCGTTCAGGTCCTCGAGGACATGGCCGATCTCGTCGGCTCTCAGATGGAGGCGCCTGCTGAGCCCGGAGACCCTGAGTCCGGGGTGACCGAGGTAGTCTTCACCGATGAAGGTTTCGATGGGACCGTCGAGGTTCAGGTCGGGGCGTACCAGGACGTCGGAATCGAGATCGAAGGGTTCGGGGACTACAACGATGCCTTCGCTGCAATCTCGAGCGACCAGGCCATTGCGGATGTCGCAGTGTCGGCCGCCTTCGTCAGGATCACAGGTGTCGCAGAAGGTACCGCGACGGTGACGGTCATCCCCAGCGGGGACGAGACCAAGACCGCCGAGATCGCTGTCACTGTGGTGGCAGCCACCTAACGGGATCACCAGGAGGATAGATGAAGGTCACATTCACCCGCGACACCGTCCGCAATGACGTCCTCGTCACTGTGGCAGGGAGGGTCATCACCGACGCAAACGGTGACGCCCGGCTGATCGCGGCCAACACCCCGCTCAGCGCGATGCCTGGAGCGACTCAGGCCGTGTTCATCGACGAGCTCAGGGACATGCTCGAGGTCGCTGGGGTCGTCGTCGAGATGGAGGAGGACGATTATCCGGACATCGATCCCCCGGCGGAGGTCCCTGAAGAGGGGGAGACCGTCGAAGGCGAAGAGGCCCCCACTGAGGGTGAAGGCGAGGAGACCCCTGAAGAGGAGGCCCCCGCTGCCGAGAACCCCGTGGACTTCGGCTCGATGAACAAGGACCAACTCATCGCCGAGTGCGAGGCCCTGTCCCTCGACTACACCGCCTCGATGAAGAAGGACGAACTCCGTACCCTTCTCGAGGAGACCACTAAGGTCTGACCGCCAACCTGGCGTGAAGATACAAACGCCTCCCGTTGGGTCACAGCGGGGCCGCAGAGCTGGAGCCGACCAGTCATCAAGGCAAGCGGCTGATCATGTGAGGAGAGAAGATGAGTAAGTTGCAGGAGTTGCTCGGAGAAGAGCTGTTCGGTCAGGTAACTGAGAAGCTCGGGAAGGGGCGCACGATCGCCGTCGTCAAAGGCGAGGGAGCGGATGGGTCATGGATACCCAAGCAGAAGTTCGATGAGGTGAACACCGAGCTTGGAACTGCCAAAGAGCAGCTCGAGGCTCGTGACACTCAGCTCACGGAGCTGCGTACCGCTGCCGAAGGGAACAAGGAACTTCAGAAGCAGATCGATGCGATGGCCAAGGCGAACGAGCAGCAGACCGCGGAGCACGCCACCACCCTCCAGTCGGTCAAGCTCGAGCATGCCATCTCCCTCGCTCTGAGGGACGCGAAGGTGAAGAACCCCAAGACGGTCACCCCGCTGCTCGACACCGAGAAGTTGGAGCTGCTCGCCGATGGAACCGTGAAGGGCCTCGAAGATCAGCTCAAAGGACTGGTAGAGAGCGAAGAGACTTCCTTCCTGTTCGTGACCGAGAACAACCCCCTCCTTGTGGGTCGTCGGTCGGCAGAGGACGGGAAGGGCGGAGCCCCGCACAACGGTCCGAACCCGTTCAAGCGCGGAGAACACTTCTCCCTCACCAAGCAAGGCCAGATCTTGAAAGATAACCCTGAGCTCGCAGAGAGGCTCAGGGCCGAAGTTGAAGCCTGAAAGGAGGCTGAGGAATGACAACCAAGCTTGATGATGTGATCATCCCCGAACTGTTCAACCCGTACGTCGTCCAGCGGTCGAAGGAGCTGTCCGCGCTCTTCTCCTCGGGGGTCATCACCAGTGACGCCGAGTTCGATCGTCTGGCGTCCGGTCCGGCTCCCATCGTCCAGATGCCGTTCTTCAACGATCTCACCGGAGACGCTGAGGACATCATCGAGGACGAGGACCTCACGCCGAAGAAGATCACGTCTGGCAAGGACCAGGCGACGATCATCCGTCGTGCCAGCATGTGGGCTGCTACGGATCTATCGGCGGCACTCGCTGGGAAGGACCCGGCGGACGCCATCGCAGAGCTGGTGGCCACCTGGTGGTCTCGCCAGATGCAGAAGGAGCTCATCGCTTCGCTCACCGGTGTCTTCGGTGCTGCGTCCATGGCAGCGCTCACCATGGACATCTCCGGCGAGGCCGGGGCAGCCGCGGTGTGGAGCCCGGACGCATTCTTGGACGCCAACCAGCTCCTGGGCGACGCCAAGTCGTCCCTCTCCGCTGTGGCCATGCACTCGGCCACGGAGACCCTGCTCCGCAAGCAGGACCTCATCGAGTACGTACGCCCCTCTGAGGGTGGCGCACCGATCGGGTACTACCAGGGCAAGCGAGTGATCGTCGACGACGGTTGCCCCGCTGCTAACGGCGTCTACACCACGTACCTCTTCGGTCAGGGAGCTGTGGCCTACGGCACCGGCTCCCCGGTCGGGTTCGTTCCGACCGAAGTCGATCGCGACAAGCGCAAGGGTTCGGGTGTCGACTACCTGATCAACCGCCGCACGTTCATCCTCCACCCGCGAGGGATCAAGTGGACGAATGCCGAGCGGGAGAACATCGAGACCCCGACTCGCGCAGAGCTCGCCGATGCGCTGAACTGGCAGCGCGAGTACGAGGTCAAGGCGATCCGCGTCGTGGAGTTCAAGCACAAGCTGGTCTAAGCCCTTTTGCCGGGGGCCTCAACCACCGGGGAGCCCTCCCTCTCGGGGGAGGGTTCTCCACCCCTCTTATGAAAGGATGGGTCTATGGCAGCGCCATTCACTTCAGCAGCTAAGAACAAGCTGTTGGATCATGTCACTGGTCGGGTCCGTTGGGAGCCGAACCTCAGAGTGGCCCTCGGCATCGATGACGCCGGGACGGTCACTGAGATCTCGGGCAACGGATATGCCCGCGCCAACCCCACCGGGGCCTTCGGGGCTGCAAGCGGTGGGGCAGCCAGTATCACTGAGCTCGATGTCCTGTGGCCCGTGGCAGACCCTGCTTCTTGGGGAATCCCCGACCGGGTCGCATACTTCGACACAGACGGCACTCAAGTCACAGCGTGGGAACCGGTCACGATCGAAGAGGTCGCTGCCGGCGTCCGTGCTCGTATCCCGGCAGCCGGTATCGCCGGGGCCTTCGCCTCGATCACGCTCACTGACCCCGCGTAGGAAGGAGGGAACATGGCATCTGAAGTCCTTCTCTTTCTCAACCCTGTAGCAGGGAAGCGCAGCATGGAGCGGATCTCCAAGGGGACTCGAGCCAACCCCATCCCTCTCAAGGACGTTCCCTTGATGACCTCCGTGCCTGTGGGATATCGAGTGGCGGACGGTGTCACCCTCGAGGACAACGGTGAGGACTCCGTGGCAGCGTTCCCCTTCACCTGTCGAGAGGGCTTCCAAGTCTCTCTGGATGAGGTGGAATGGCTTGGAGAGGTCACAGGGTTGAAGGCCACCGGGGCAGACAAGATCCTCTACATCCGTCAAGCACAAGAGGTACCGGTCGGGGACTACCCCCTCTCCATCCCACTCAACATAGCCCTGGAGACAGGCACCCGCCTCGGTGCCCCGACCTCGCTCGGCCTCGTCGCGGGCGCAACCACCATCGACGCGACCATCGCTGAGGTCGTTGGTGCAGCGGGGTACGAGATTCGGATTGAGGACGGCGAGTGGATTGACCTCGGGACGGGGCGCACTTATCAGTTCTCCGGCCTAGACTTGGGTGACTAC